CGTGTCGTTTCGGAAAACAAGACGATCAATCTTAAATGGAATGAAACATTGTCCATTACAAAGGAGATTGGTGGTTTTGCTACTATGAAACCTCGTGCTATTCAGAATCTTGTTCCACAAGTTCATGCCGCAATGTCCCCTTTCGCGCGTCTTTATAACCGAATTTTACATTCATCATTTAACGGTGATATTTTGAAAATCGGAGGCAAAAATGTTCGTATTATTTTTGCTTCTGGTTCGAATGGTGATGAATTGAATCGAATTGGTGCCCTGATGACGGACGGTGTTTTCACCGTTGTTGTTTCTGGTGATGATTCTGTTGTTTCTTTCGGTGTTGAAGCGCGCGACGGTGTACCATTTGGCGAAGCTGATCAATCTGCTTTTGATCATACTCAAGACGATGGTCCATGTAAGTTTTTTCAGGGTTATATTCAAGCCTTTCTTGGATTTCCTCCTGAATTCACTGAGATGGCCTATCGTGCTTGTTCTTCGTCTTACACCGCTCGCAAAGGCCGTTTATTTGTGAGAGGGGCCTGCGGAACCCAAATGCCCACTGGGATTACTACCACGACGACCTACAATTCGTTTGCTACGGCAATGATGTGGGTTTTTTGGTTGTTAAATCCTAAAATGGGTGTCGTTGAGGCCGGCCAAAGACTTGGATTCAAAGTTAAATTTGAACCAAGGCTTTCGCTGGCGACTACCACTTTTTTGAAAGGTTGGTGGATCAATGACACGTTGGGCGTCCCTTATTGGGTTCCGCTGCCTTCTGCCTGTCTCAAACTCGGTAAAATGATCTCTGATCCCGTTTGTATCACTGCTTTTACCGTTTATGGAAAGAGAAAATACCGGACTCCGCATGATGCAGTTTTGCGTTGTGCGTTTGCTCTGGCGTCATCGTATAATCAAGTGCCTGTTGATTATCCTATTTTTGGCATGTTTCTCCAAGTTCTTTTGAGATTGGGTTTTAAAAACCAGACGGCTTTGAGTAAGCTCGATGAAAGCTGCAAGCCAATACTTGGTAATTGCTTTCCGAGCCGTAGTGAAGCCTGTATCGCAATTTTCTCCCGTTACAATATAACAATTCAAGAAATTGAATCTGTGGAAAAATTGTT